ATAAAAACTCTACATAGTAGAGATACGCCGCTCAGCCTAAAGGCTTCGCTTCGATGATTTTTATTCTGGGCAGCCTTGTTCAATCCATCTTAGAACACTATATCTAGTGTCTGGAATGTCAAGTTACGCTACAGGTAGTGTGCCGTTATTAGGTTGAACACTAGGGCGACCGATTATTCCGCACATCGGATTATTTCTAACGGCTTTATGCCCGTTCAACTCATATGCTTCCAGGTAAGCGCGAATTATTTCTCGGAGCATGTCGGAGCGAGGGCGACGCTCGTTATTAGCCAGTGCATCGAGCTCGTCCAGAAGGGTTTGAGGCAATGCAAACAATATTTTTTTGTCGAAAAACTTAGTCATTGGGGTACTGCTCCTATATAAATCTAACTGACTCAAGTATAGGCTTGCAGTGTATTCTTGATTACATATAAACGTACTGATGTATATCTTCTAATGCGGCAGATAATATGTTATGCCGACGCCAACGCACTGCCCTATTAAGAAGCACATAAAGCAATACCAAATGCATATAGTCTTACTCATTTTCTTCCATCCAGTTTTGGATTACTTCTTATTCCGAGCTGCGGCTCATAAAAATCAATCTCTCGTTTCATGAAGTCTTGTTTTGTTAGATAGAGCGACTCGCCCTGATTTAGCTTGTCGTCTTGCAATACAGGGATATCGCCCCATTTGAAAGTGACTTTTAGTCCTTTTCTTTTTAAAAAGAAACTAGCGACAGGTCTTTCTTGAAATAAGTCAAAATAATCAACCAATCCGATTAAAATGACGCTTTTCTTGGGCACATCATCATACAAAGACCTTAGCCAGCTCTCAGTAGTCATTTTTCTATTCCCTCCAAATGCTTTTTTGCTTTCTCTATCCAATATCCCGGATCGTTAGTGCAAGTTATATTAGATCTGTTATTCAATTCCCTTACCCAAGCCGCGTCAGCCAACTCCAGCGCCTTAAGCAAAAGCGGAACATATTCGTGTGCCGAATCCAGAAAGCTGTAGCGAGCAGGATGATAGTTTTCAATCCAACATTTAATGTCTTGGTAAGTCTCAGTCTTATTCATTTCTTCAACTCCCCTTTGCGTTTTCTGCGCCTCATTTCCAATCGAGTAAAGCTGGTTTGGCGTCTGGGCTTACGCGGTTTCTTCATGCGAATCATCTGAGTTATGCTTTCTCCCACAAATACTCTTGTCTTCCATATTTACCAATCACTTTTTTATCGGTCTTACGCAGCAATCCACGTTTAGTCAGATTAGTTATCGCGCGTCTAATACTTGTTAGGGGCGTGTCTTTGGGTATTTCGTCAAAAGTCATCAAAATATTAAAAATTTGGGACGGTGAGAGAGGAGTATTCAGCGCTTTAAAATATCCCAATATCAATCTGTCTTGGTCTCTCGCTTTCTGCTCGTACACAATATTTAGCTGTACGGGCTCATTTGTTGTATCGTGATAGCTTAAATTCATAACATCGTCTCCGCATAGGTAACCGCTACCGCTAGTGCCTGCCATTCATCTTTCTTTATCCCGTACAAAACTCCTTGTTTCTTCTTTGTCCCTTTCCCCCCGAATCTATCTTTCAACGCTTGGATTACGTTTGAGTCTTTTGCTCGCTTAGTGCCGCATAGGTGGAGTTTTACGGTTTCGCGAGCTATGCGGTCCACCTTATTAGATTGCTGCTCGGCAGTACGAGCGAATTTACCAGACCAAAATACTGTTTCAAATGTCGTCTCCCCAACAGGCATTCCCATACATGCCACCTTTTCAATTACAAGATTGTGGTCATCGTCATTTAAATAATGAATCATGTCCTCATTAGATAAAGTGCCAAATGCTATAGGCTCTTTGAGGAATATAGAAAACAAACAATAAGCTGATTGCACATTGCCCGGGTCTATAGCGAGGATAGCTTTGGCGTTCATCCTTCCTCTTTTATTTTTGCTGCCAAAGTATCCAACAACAATTGTTTTTCTATCTTTAGGCTCTCTACGCTTCTACCAACAGCGGAATTGACAGCACCACATACAGTATCGTCCTTTCCTTCCCATTCTCCATTAGCTTGGAAAGTAGGAATGCTTATTCTTAAGCTGCCGTTGTAATCAGCCAGCTTAGCCATTCTTCCTATTTGCTCGTCAATTTTCTTTACTTCTTCCGCAGCTTTTAATAACAAATCTGGTATCACTCTGTTTCCTCCGCGTGTGGTGCTTCTGCAACTTCTCTTTTAAAGTATTCGCCTGTTTCGAAATAATGCATTTGAGCGTCAACCCATACTTCGGCTGCTTGGAAGCATCCATCAGGGTTTGGGAAGAATATCCCTTGCATTTTATTACCGTTTTCGTCGGTATCCATAACTGGCTGACAAAGATTCACAAACATTGCTTTAGCGGTTTGTACTACCATTTCTCTTCTCAGCTCACGTGCTGTATCGTCCATTCTATTCTCCTTGCATTACGGGCAACAGCCCACGGGTGTAAATGAAAACAAATATCCAATTAAAGTCACGCCGAGCATAACCCAGACTAGCTCTAATTCTTCCATCAATTAAAAACCTCCTTAAATTTATTAGCTATTCTATTTATTTTGCCAGCGCATGGAAGGCAAACATATCTCGATACTACATATAGTGTCTCGGGCGGCAATGCTTTCTTGGCGCATTCCGGTATCATAGATTGCTCAGCAGCAAAGGTTTGGACAATAAGATTACTTTTAAGTGCAGGGCATTGGCATTTGAAGCACGAAGGAAAACCTCCTTCTAGGGGCTGCCTCCAATACTTGCCGAAATTAACTAAACTCATATATTTATATCTCCTTAGAAATTTGGCCAGTTTGTTCCGTAGCGTTCGCAATTATGCCTTCTTTGTCTTTGCAACTCTTGTATTTGTTCTAGGGTCTTCAAGCTCTCTTCTGTTACTTCGGGCGTTTCTTGTCCAATCTCTTCGAGCATTTCCTGCAGACACATTTGCCAAAGCTCTTTTCTAGCGTGTCTTTTAACAGGGACTAGCAAAGTTCTGGTCAAACCAAAGTTCTCTTCTTTTAAAACATCCTGGCTGCCATCTCTGCCGTAATAGGTGCCGTCGTCTATTTCCATATTAAATATTTCCACCTCTATCTAGAAGAAAAGTAATTTCTTCCCCGTCGGAGGTCATATCTCCAGAAAGAGTCAGAGTATTAGAGGTAGCCTTTGCGGGCGCCTCTTGAGGCGGCTGTTCTTTGTCTAGCTTGTCGCTGGTCTCTGTCGCGCTGCCGATAAACTGCCATTTCTTCGGGATCGATTTTTCTAACATGAACTTCTCCTTTCTCACAATAATGTAATTCTATACCATTATTATTTAGGGGTCTATAGATAAAGTATTCTTTTTTAGAATCTAACCAACAAAGCCAAATTTGTTTCCATACAATAGAAACCCCGCACTTCTTACAAGTAGCGGAGTGCTTAGCATCCTCAAGAACCTCGTCGGACAAGGCTCTCCCAAGGTCATATTTAACAGTACTCCTAAAAGTCATTTAGCCGGGTTCTGTCAGTATAAAAAGGAGAATTAACCCTGCCTCTACAAGAATGGGTGAAATTAGTGCCAGGTTGGGTTGGCTGATGTTTCTTAGTTACCGGGTCTTGAACCCATTTAACATAAACACTACACCACTTACACAGACTGTAATTAGTCTTTCTAGAAGTCAATGTTTTCATAGGTGGTTCAGGCACTAGAGCTCTCGGGTAAGTATCTCTAGTATAAGAAAATAATTAAAGTAAAACAAGACACATTAAATCTAACTCTTTGTTGTAAAGAGCGGCAGGGAAACCCTTTTATAAATTTTATTTAAAGCCTGAGTGCTCTTAGCATCCCGTTTTGCTTGTAGGTTTGAAATTTATCGCCGAGTACGGTTTTAAAGATGTCGTATATTTCGGCTTTCTCCAACCGCTTGTCTTCTTTTAAAGGCGGTTCTGGTTCTTTGCATCTTTTCTCTGGTTTACTATAGTTATAGATAGTATTAGATCTAAAACTATTTCTAGAACTATTAGTACTAGAACTATCTATATTTGCAATTGGACTCGTTCTAATTTCTTCTTCGGAGTAATGTTCAGAAAGAATATCCAATCTTTCTTCTTCTATAATTTTCTTCTCGTATCTCCTGACATCTCTTCGTCCTACATCAATTTTGGATATTTTCTTTGTCATGTTCATCCAGTTCGGCGGACGCCACCGACAAGCGGAAAGAACACTCTCTTTCAACTCCAAGAATTTTTCTTTACTCCAAAATAAAGTCTTCGTAAGCCTGGATAAAATAATATTTGCTCTTTCCTCATCGTCTTTGACAGAAGAAAGCCCTATATCAGCGTCGCCGCACATTAGATAGTATCCAAGAGCGCGGATGCCCTTATATACAGCCTGATAAGAGTTGATGCCTTGTATATATAAGTTGCGACCTATATCCCAACGTATTGCATGTCGAGGGTTATGTGTTATTGTTTCCATAGATTTACTCCTTTGTGGGGTGATTTAGCAGTCGTGAAGTCCTGCGAGAGTTATTTAAGAGCCCCTTGTTCACTGCAGGGGGTTTTTTCTTGTGTATAATTCAATAGCTGACCTGAAGGAATTATTCAAGAGCCCATGGCTGATAAAAAAATTAAGTCTGAAACAAGGAAGGAATATGAGGAAGACGCCAAGAGGTACTTCGGGTATTACAGTCCCGCTCAAGGTGGTGGAAAATCTGCAGAAGACTTCGCCCGAGTTGAGGCTCATCTGCCGGGAGCAAAACAAAAACATCGTCTACTTGAGCGATATACGAAAGGCTTTGAGAAGACTTCCAGGTCTGGAGCTTTTAGCAAAGCCGGCGCTTCGGCTGCTATCTTCCCCAACGGAATGAAATTTGCCTCAGAGTTTATCGACGATATGACTCCCAAAGGCTACAAACAACCTGAACAACCAAAGCCAGATATCAGCAAAGAAGCTAAACCTACAGGCGGCTTTCTGCCTAAAGCTTGCGCTGTTATAACAGAGATATGCTTAGACTGCCTAAAAGAAATAGACAAGCACGAGTCTTGGATATTGGGCGTATACATCGTTACCGAAGAGGATGCCTTAAAGCTTTGGGCTATGCATGTTTATAACGGCGGTCTTGTTAATTACGCTATTTGCCAGAAGTGCTACAAGACAGCCTTAGATGCTTCTCAAGAGAAGACCCCTTTATTGCTTGTTGCTGACGGAGCTTTATTAACCGAAGTCGGAGTAACAGAGAAAGAAATAGGAGCAGCCAAGAGAAGCGGTGTTGCTTTATCTGTTCATACCGGACATGAGCGGACCCTCGGTCAATTAAATATGATTAAGCGAATAGAGAAACTCAAGACGCACTTGACCAATTATTTAATTTCACTACCCCCAGACTCAAAGGTTTTTAGACATGTTGAACAACGGTCGGCAGACGGACACGGATACGACAAAGCTCTTGCTTCCGGCAATTGAAACTCGCGTCTTAAACCAAATAGACCCGATAGACATAGTTACTCTGCTTGAGAATTGCGGCGGAGATGTTATGAAATTTGTCAAGAATGTCGATGCCGCAGGCATTCCACCAGAATTTATTATCTATCATGCAGAAAAAATACTAAGCGACTATCACGACAAAGCCCTTTACAAGCGCTGGAATGACTCTATTAGGCTCAGAAAAAAAGCTAGATGGAGAATTACCCAAGAAAAGGTATTTGACGCCCTAGAACAAGCGGCAATCGACCCCTCTGCTAACAACAAGAATGTTTTGGATATGTCTAAAGTCGTCCTGCAAGAGTTTTTGGTTGCCGAAGTAACTACTTCGAAGAATGCATTAAGCGCAAAAGAGCCTGAAAAAGACGACGAAGCGGCTTTTGAGGCTGACTTAGCGGAGATGGAAGAGCTTGGCTAAACTCCCTGTCAAGGTACAGAAAGTTAGGGCACAGGCTCGTAAATACCCGCATGGCTTTATCCAGAAATACATGTGGATTGCTAATAAAATGGGGCAAAATGTCCCTTTTAAACTGCAGTCTGCCCAGCGAAAAGTAGTCAACATCATTAACGAGGCTCACAAATCTGGTAAGCCAGTTCGATTAGAGTTTATCAAGTGGAGACGGTGCGGCATGTCCGCCTTGGAAGCAGCCCGAGGCTTAGCTCATATCTGGGCGCACGACAATGCCCGCGTAGGCATCATTGCGCACTTAGAAGAAAGAAGTAAAGAATTGCTCCAGAACTACAAGATATACGCTGACTCAATGCCTGAATGGCTGCGCCTTGAAACAACACGAGACAACATACAAGGCTTAAGATACACGCATAATTCTCAAGTCTTGATATCAACTGCTGAAAATCCTGTCAAAGTACGGGGAGACGGCATACACAGATTCAAAGGGTCAGAACACGCGCACTGGTATAGCTTGTTTGGCCGGGTTATGGAAGAACTCTGTCCAGTAGTGCCCCCAGAACCCGGCTCAGAAATTATACTAGAGTCCACAGGAACTATTAGAGGCTCTCAGCCACATGCGCATTGGGAAGAATCCAAAGCCGGACACAACGAGTTTCAAGCGCACTTTCTTTGCTGGCTAGAAGACGAAGACAGCATAATTAAAGTCCCTTCTCAAAAGGAATATCACGAGACTTTAGAGAAAATGCGCGAGTTAGAGCCTCGCCTCGTTGAAAAGAATAAACATTACGGACTTACTCCAGAGCAGATACTGCAATCCTGGAATTTCTATTTCTACCAATCCAATTGCGACTTCGATTATTTTTGTCGAGAGTTCCCGTACAGAGAAGAAGAAGCCTGGTCAAGCGGCGGAGCTTCTTATTTCGGAGCTTATGAAATAGGCAAAGCCAAGCCCCAACACCCAGAACTAATGTTTGTCTTCGAGGAGCATAGTTTAAATACTATTTTTCAGAATCTAACTGAGCTTAAGCAAGTCGACAAGCTTGACCACTACGGTGTCATGCCCAATTTGAAGATATGGGCACCGCCAGTTAAGGGCTGCCAATATATAATTGGCGCTGACGGCTCTCAAGGAACGACCTACGGCGACTACAGCACTGGTTATATTATTGACATGCATACACGTGAGCTTATGGCTTCTTATCATGGGCGCCTAAGACCAGACGAAACAGCCCATATCCTAGTCTCATTAGCCAGATTTTATAATAACGCTACTTGCGCCCCAGAAACTAACCCGGCTGGTGGTGGCGCGGAAACGATGAACGTCATGCAGCGTCTTGGCTACTTCCAATTCTATATTTGGCGCGTCCGAGACGGCAAAGACGGCTTAAGAGGAACTAATAAAATTGGTTGGTGGACTCATCCTAGAAGTCGTGCTCAAATGATGCAGACCTTGAGAACAGATTTCTTAGACTCCGTTAATGGAAGAATTAAAGATACTGGCATGTTTAAAGATGAAGCATTACTGGATGAAATGCGTACATTCTCTACTAATCCTAGAAGCGGTATTCCAGAAGCAAACGTGGGCTGTGCGGACGATAGAGTGATTGCTATGGCAATTTGTCATCAGGTCGCAGCAGATGAGGTATATTGTACGAGTAAAGATTTAATCTACCAGCAACATAGATTCGACAACAGTAATAAACCGCTCGACCAAGCCCAATTAGTCAAGAGACGCGCTACCCCAAATCAAGTGATAAATCAATTCACCGGTAAAAACGGCGCTTTTAACAAAAACAAGTTTGAAATTAATATCTAAAGGACAAGCACATGCCTAAAAAGCCCGAAATCATGGACGTTTTACCAGAAAATATCCAAGCTCAGTCGTCTTCAGCTAAGCAAAACCCAAATACGCCTTATATATCGACAACCGAGGTAGCCAAAAACCCAGTTTTCGATGCCGGGCAATACGACACAGCCTATAAAGCGGCTGCTGCAGCAACTGCTGAACACTTAAACTTTACAGCCAACATAGCCAACCTGAGAGAGCCTCTCCAAGTGCTAAAACATGACTTTGCCGAGACCTCCACTCAATTAAACGAGATAAGACACCTCGATACCCGAGTAAACATCGTTAGGGACAAACAAATATTTAAAATGGATATCCCTGGCGATTTAAAAGCGTATGCAAACAACCTAAAGCAAGACACCTATTTGCAGATAATGCTGACATTTTTAGGCGAATCTAGGCTAAATAAGCTTAGAAACTATGTTATTAAAGGCGGGCAAGTCGACCATCCAGCCCTTTGGCTCAATCAACAGCTCTTTATGGAAACGAAGATGCCTTATGCATATACGATAGATAGAGAAATTACTCCTGAGCAAAAGAAAACTTGCACAGAAGCAATAGAAAAAATCGAGACCAAGCAAGCAGGATTATGCGAACAGGCTTTCCAGTTCTGTTTTGGACAAGAATTATACGGAGCTATGCAACAAATATCCAACGTATCTAAGCTGCATATCTATATTGTGTTTGTTATGTTGATAGACAAGATACTTGGATTGCATCAAGAGCTTGCAGCCCCTCCAGTATCAGTCAGCTTGTGGCAGTCAGTATTAGGGAGTCAATAATGTCGCCTTTAGAGATAACAGCAATCCTGCTTTTAGCCCTTTTTGCCATGATAATGACCCAGGTATCTATCATATATATCTACCATTACTATTTTCTTGTGCCGCTTTTTAAGCTAATGTCTTATCAGAGCGGGGTAGACATTCCGCCTTCTTTCGACGCTTCACTTAATCCACCAACTGCCAGAAAGACGTCTACCCGCTCGCCCGTTTTAAATGGCAATGCCGTACGAGACATGATGGATAAGTTAAATAATGCCTTCTGAAAGAATCAACTGGGAAAAGATAGAACGATTCACTCCAGACCTTTATTGGCGATACACGACAGCCCCCCACTGGGAAGTAGACAGCCCGGCATTTAATTCGGAAGCTGATTACCAAGCCTACTATTGCTCTTTAGCCAAAGAGTTAATGACATACTCCAAGGCATATATCGGCAGATGGCAGCAACGAGGCAAACAATCTGCTCGTGCTGTAGAAATGGCGCAAAATCCAACTACCCCTATATCTGACTATTCTTCCGCCTTAGCATACGAGCCCTTGCCTCTTGCAGTGTCGCAAATACAAGAGAAAGTCGCTCTTTTGAGCAATAACCCTGGTCATCCACAAGTACAACCACAGCAAGAAAGCCAATTTCAATACACAGCCGCCTTAAGCATGCTGATGGATATGGTTTTAGAGGCTAATAACTACGATATCAAGTATTCAAAAGCAGTATATGACATACGTTTTTGGGCAGCTTCCGTTTGGAAATTGCGCGTAGACCAGAATAAACGCGGCTTATTTGGTGATTACGGCAATATTTGCCTAGAAAAAAAAGAATGGGAAAACATTTATCCCGACCCAGCATGCGAAGAGCTGCACTGGGATTATATGGACTATCTCATCGAAAAGCATACGATGGAGATTGGAGATATACGTGAGCAATATCCTCTTGCATCTATTAGCGTCAACGTGGTTGACGACGAAATCATATCTGACACATCCGTATCAGCACGCAATAACGAGGACTATATTCAATCCCCGCAACCTAAGCTTGCTAGAGATAACGCTGCTAAGAGGCAAAAAATCACGGTTTTAGAGCTTTGGCTTAAAGACAGCCGCACACATTTTGTACCGACAGTTAAAGACCCTAACGCAACTGAGTTTAAAGACCGCTTCAAAACAGACGAAGAAGGCTACATTATCGGCACCTGGAAGAAGCGCTATCCAGCAGCTAGACAAATCATCTGCACCAACAGCGTATTGCTAAAAGATATACCAAATCCATATGCTCACGGAGAGGCTCCATATATATTTCCGCTAGGATTGCCGTCTAGCCGCCCTTATTGCGAGGGTGAAGCGGGCAGGATGGCTATCGTTACCCGCAAATACAACGACATTGCCGCTAATGTGCATAGATATCTGCAATCCGAGATACCACGTCCAATGCATAGAGACTCTGGCGCGATACTAAATCCAGATATTGCAGACCAGGTGCCCAATGACCCAAGCTATATAATCGACTTAGCTCCAGGCAAGAAACTAGACAGAAGACCTCCACAAGATATCCCTCCTTCTACTAATCCATATCTATCGAGTCTACAAAATATATTAGACATGACCAGCGGCTCAAGCGGTATCATGCGTGGCAATATATCAGACGGACAACAATTATCGGCAGAGGGGTTATCTAAACTACAAGATTACGCCTCTTCTAGGCTAGTTGCAGAAACGCGCTCTATGAATGCAGCTGTCAAGCAATTGGGACGGCAATTGATGTGGCTATTGCGTCAATGGGTCAAGGAAAAGATAACTCTCAATATCAAAATGCCCGACGGCAAAGACATGCAAATTGACTGGGAGTCGGACAGACGTATATTCGAGAAAGGCGACCCTGAAGAAATAGAAGCCTTACGCAAGAAAGAAGACTATTTAATAAAAATACGTGCAGGCACAGGTGACTTTGGCGCCAAACAAGGACAACAAGCACAAGCTTTAGAGCTATACCGAGAGAAGGCTATCGACAGACAAGCTTTGTTAGATGCCCTTGAATATCCAAATAGACAGCAAATCATTACTCGCATGGCAAATCAAGAGATGGACGACATTAAGAGTAAGGGCATCGGCAAAGAAATCGGTGTCGGTTTAGCCGAGCAGATAAAACAAGCTTCCCCGGGACGTCGACCCAAATCCAAATAGACTTGCTAAGCGTTAACTTTCTTGGTACTGCTAGGAATAGGAGTGCCAGCATTGCCGTTAATTAAATCTACTAGCGAGAAAGCCAAGTCCGAAAATATTGCTACAGAGATTAGAGCTGGCAAGCCAAGAGCACAAGCTATAGCAATAGGCTACAGCGAACAAAGACAAGCAGCCAAAAAAGATAAACCACGCACCGACAGGAGAAAATAAGCGATGCCATACAACGGGTATAACGGACCAAACGACCTCGGCACAGTTAGCCCTGGTATCGGAAATATGTGCGGTGTCCAAGCTACCGATTGTTTTATCGGACTTATTCAACAAACTACAGTCACTTTGACAGCAGCTCAAGTCGATAGCATGTTCACAACCCCAATAGTTCTTGTCCCGGCTCCTGGCGCCGGTCTATCAATCATGGTGGACTATGCCACGATTAAATACGTCAATAACGGCACGGCTTTTGCTGGTGGTGGCACTATCTCTTTGCAATACCAAGGTGGAGCAGCCGTTACAGCAACAGCCCCAGCAGCAACTATTACTGGCGCAACTAATACCGTAATCGTACCGACCACAGGTATTGTCACAGCAACCCAAAATGCTGCGATTACTATAACTAATGCAACCGCCGTATTTACCGGCGGTGGCTCTGGCGCTACACAAAGTACAGTGACTGTTAACGTAAGCTACATAATCGTATAGGTCAAAATGGCTGTAAATGTCACACCGCAGCAAGCAGTAGTAAGTCTTAAGGCTTATTTAGGCTCTTCCCCGCCAAATCAGCAAATGTCTGTTTACTATTTGTCGCCGGACACTTTACAAGGCAGTGTTCAAAACAGCAATACAATCAATGTTCCGGCTACCACCACAGACCAAGCAGTAAACTTAGCGACAATCTTTCCAGCGGCAGTGACTCCAGTAATTATTCAAATTGTCGAAGTAACGACCGTACCGACTGGATTTAGCTTTACAACCGTGTCAGGCAGCGGTAGACAGTTAATTGGTGCAGGAAGCTTTATTGCCTGGCAGCCTACAAATTTGACCACCATTTATATATCTAATACTGCAGCAACGCCTATCACCCTAACCATAGGAATAATATACAACTGATGTTACCTCAAGCAGCTAATGCCGCGCTTCAAGGCATTCAACAAGGACAACAACAAACACAGCAAATTTTGCCTAACGCCTTTCAGCCTCGCGGCGGGCAGGAAGTAAAGTCGCCTTACGACGGAAATCTGATGTGGCTAGTTGACAGTATCAATGAGTATGGTAGTGCTATTAGTAAGAACGGTGATAAATACCGAGCCCTTGCTCAGGATTTATACAAGGCGAGTTCCATCGTTGAGAAAGTCCGCACCAAATTGAACGACATAGCGGCAGGCAATACATCAGAAGCAGGGAGCGTAAGCGGTAGTGGAGAATAGTACAAGTATATTAGGTTCAGATATAGCAAATAAGCTTTCAGAACTCGGACCAGCTTTTAATACCAATCCAGGATTTGGATTAGACGGTGTTATCAAAGGCAACGAAATGAAAGCCTTGGCTGCCGAAGGCGCCAATACTGTCGTGCCAGCTGAAACCAAAACCGTGGATACTGCACTTGACGACAAAGTTTTTAAAGAAGTAATTGACCCCCTAAATACTTCTATCCAAGCAATCAAACAAGAGACACGTACGCAATTCGGTCAGATAGCTAATGCTATTAACGAGTTGAAGTCCGGTCAACGTACTGTTGAAACGGCTGAAGAAATAGACCCGACTACATCAGAAATGCGCAATATGCGTAACGAGATGTCCCAATTGCGTCTAAACAATGCTTATTCACGTGCCACCAACACTCTAAATGCTTTTAAAGCGAAGCATCCAGACTTTGATTGGTCTGAGCAAAACATTCAACAATTATGGCAAGAGCGTATCGGCAACAATATTGATTTAGCAGAGCGCACTGATTGGAATGATTATTTCAAGATGAATTACGACGCTAAAAGAGCCACCATGCAAGACAAAGAAATTGAAACTTTGCGCGGCAAGCTTGCGTCAATAGAGTCTCGTCGGAATAGCGTCAATGACCTTAGCGTCACTCCTCGTTCTACAAACAGTATCTCTACCGCACAGCCTTACGCGGATAGTGATTTTAACGAAGAGCTATACCAAAGAGCGACAGCCCGTATGGGTAAAGGCAAATTTATGGGTTGGAACGGCGTATTGCAAGAAGAGCAGAGAAAAATGCAGCTTGCAGGCAAAATATAAGGAGTATAGAACGTGGGCGTAATTCTTTCACCAGATACATTTAACAGCAGCACTCTAAGTTATTACAACAGACGTGCTCGGGACCAGTATTTTACTGCAACTTCTGGTGCACAGTTCTTACTCAATACAGGTATTAAACCAGTAGACGGCGGTGTTTCGTTCAGTCAACCGATTGTGTATAACACAACTCCACAGGCTGGTGTATGGGGTGGTGGCGTTCAGCAATTAACTGCTAACTTCATTCCCAACACGACACTTGCTAGCTGGTCAGCAGCTTACTATTACGGTGCTATCGGTATCCCCGACACTGTAGCTATCCAAAACCAAGGTCAAAGCCAAATCGTCGACATCGTTGAAGCTCAATACGAGCAGATGTTAATGGGCTTGATTGAACGTTTAGGCATAGACTTTTACGGAAACGGTGCTGCTCAAGGCGGCTTCTATCCAATCCAGGGCTTAGGCGCTATCGGTACCAGCGGCAGTGACCCGTCGGTCCCTTACGGCGGTATCTCAAGAGCTGGTTCGTCCGGTTCTTGGAGCAACCCAACAGGCTCTGCCCCTTGGTGGAATGCCTCGGTATTAAGCATGACGGGTGGTACTCAAACAGTATGGTCTAAACCATCGCTCAATGTGGGTACCTCTTCTATTATGTCCTACAATGCTTTATTCGCCTGGAAATTAGCAGGCTCAGTCGGCATGTATTCAATACTCGCTGGTTTTGGTGACGCTGTCGCCTGGCAAGCAGTTGCTAACTTGTTTATCGCCATTGCCCGCGAAAGCTCAATGGAGAAAGTCTTTAAAACCGGACCTCAAGCTTTGGATTTCATGGGTATTCCAATATTCCAAGATGACAAATGTACCTCAGGTACTTTGTACGGCTTGAACGACATGCTCGAATTACGTGTATGGAAGAATGCTCTATTCGTAGAGACTCCTTGGAGACAACCAAGCAATGCCATGGTTAACGTCAAGTTCTTATTGTTAATTGCCGCAATGGTGCATTCAAGACCAAACACGATGCCGGTATTGTCAGGTATTACAGGTTAATTAAAGGAGATTAGAAAGTGTCACTACCAACAAGCCAATGGGGCAATCCTAGCGACGTATACCCAACTATTCCCGGTAACGGTGATGGTCCGATATTAGGCAACTGGCAAATGAATGCTGTTGACGGTTCGGCGATTCAATTCGTTCAATATGTAGCAACTACAGCAAGCTTTGCAGCAGTGCATTTATCAGCTTGGCAAAATGCTTACCAAGTAACGCCAACTACAGCGACATTGCAACCAGTGCTTGGCTGTAACGACCAGTCTTTGATTTCAATCACAGCTAACTACTGTGGATGGATGAAAACCTCAGGTCTCATGTTCCCTCTTTGTGCAGCTGCAACCGCTAAAGAAGCGGTCGTGGTATCAAGCGCGACTCTGGGCACATTAACAACAGTAACAGCCGGTACAAGTGTTGAGTTTGACTTAGTAAACACTGTATTGGTCGGCGGTGTAGCAGCTTCGAGCCCAGTACTTCGTATAGGAAGATAGTCTCGAAAGGAGAAGTGCAGTGAATGGCACTAACACTAGGAGACGGAGTCTATTACGTCCGGTCTGAAATAGGCGAACCTGAACAATACAATTGGTCTGATTACCAGATAATCAAAGACCTAAATTACTCTGCGAAAAAAATGTGTTCTATTGGACAGACCCTAACAGGCTTTGCCAATATCACTTTAAGCCTAAGCAACAGTACTACTGTAGGCTCACAAGAGGCTTTCTTGCCTGCCAATGTTGACCAAGTAAAAGCGGTCAAGTATTTCATGGGTCAATTATTTGACTTGGAATACAAAGATTGGAAAGAGTTGCAACAAGGTGCCATCGTAGGCTCTATACCTAGATGGTATTACACCAAGACAGGCACCAAATCTATTACCCCCCAAGTACCAAGTACTTCTGATATTCAACAAATACCACTGAACCCGGTTGTTCCTGGCGGAGCTGGCTACAGAGAAGTTATTGGCGTGTGGCCAATACCTCCTAATCCTAGCGTTATCCATGTTTGGTACAGCGCTTTCCACGGCTATATGTCTGACCCTGACGATATTTGCGAGATACCGGAAAGATTTATGGAAGGTTGGGCAGCCTATGCAATAGCTCGTTGTAAGCGCATTGAGAATGCTCATTCAGAAGCGCAAATGTATTCTATGCAGTTTGAAAAGACTTGCGAAGACTACAGAATGTACGCCTCTACACACAGGCAATCTGACTCACCTGCTCGTTACGGTACGATTGTCCAGCCTTGGCGCCAGTCGGCTTCCTCTTCAGTCGTGGTTGTCGATCCGTTCCCAATGGATACAGGTATCTAGAAATGGTTGTATCTAGACCAGGGACACTAGACGACTCAAGGATGCAGATAGCTCTAAGTGATATGTCTGGCGGGCTTGCTACTGATGTAGGGCCGTTAGCTATTTCGGCGAATCAAACACCTGATTCTTTGAATGTATTTGCATGGCAAGGTCAATTGAGATTCAGAGGCGGTTACAGTCTTTGGTCCTCTTTGCCCGGCTCAGCAGATGGCGACTATTCTTTTACGGATGCTGCAGGCATACAGCATATGATGGTTTGGTGCATAGGTAATCTATATGATGTTGTTTCGGGGAGTCCTGTACTTATTACTAGTAATGTCTACGTCGCAGGACAAAATATCGCACACTGCCAACTCAACGCAAAGCTTTATTGGGCAACCCCGACAGTACCCCTTAGACAATATGACGGCATTACCGAACAAGCCGTTCCTTATTCCGGCTTCCAACAAGTAACAATCACTGACCCCAGCAGCGGTAACACGACAGCTTTTGAAATCACTCCTAACGTCACAAGTCTGACATTGTCTCAAACGACAGGAGTGATCGGATCTACAGCAACAATTACTTTAACCGGAGCAGGCACAGCTTGGACCCCAGGCACTCCGGGATTCCCAATATTCACTACCTCAGCAGGCACCATTACAACCCAAACGGTTACTTCTGCTAATACGGCAACGATAAATATTATTCTGCCAAGCACTTCCCAGCAAGTAGTAATCACCGACCCCAGCACCAATGGCATGGGTAATATTGCCGTAAACACAGGCACGAGTAGCCTTGCTATATCGCCGCAAAATATAATTAACAGCTCTTCTGGTGTCATTATGCAATTAACAGGCACAGGCACTAATTGGGTAACTAGCGAACCTATATTTACAGCCAGTATCGGCACAATTAATAACCAGATAATTATTAGCAATACTACAGCGCAAATAACTTATACCGGACCCTCGCTAAGTAGCATTTTAATTCAACCTCCAGCTTGCAGATTCCTAATACCTTTCAACGGTTCTTTAGTAGCAGTAGACCCGTCACCAAATGGAGTGCCTCAAAACGGTGCTTTTATGTGGTCGGATGTTAATGACCCAACAACTTGGTATGGAAATAATATTCAGGAAGTTGGTTCTAATGACGGTGCTGTTTGTACATTTGCATTGGTAATGGGTATATCGCAAGTCGGCGTTCAGCCAAGCAAGTCCTTTATGGTTGGCAAAACCAAAACCAATATCTTTATCTATACAGGCGCATTGGGACAGCTAACAGAAGAAGCCATATCTTGTCCTGTTGGTGCGCTTACTTCTCCAAGCGCTGTTTATATACCGACCCAGGAAGGCTTAGGCGCAGTACAGTTTTTGGGCAGCGATGCTCAAATATGGCTAAGCAACGGCGTTGAGGCATTTATATCTAGCAAGAATATAAAAACGCTTGTTTATAATCTTGTGCAGAATGCTTTGCAAACTAACGGCAATCAACAATTTAACTCGACCTATAACGAAGAATTTCAATACTCGCTAATAGACTTCGGCAATAATACACAGCTTGCCTATAAATGGGATACGGGCGCCTGGTGGTATTTTAACGGCTGGCCATCCGGTCCTTACATGATTGCTCCTGGCACTAATGGATTGCCATCCGTATTTGTTGCAAGTAATTCGCCCGGTATAAACGGTGTATATCAATTAGGACTACAAGGTCTAAATGATAACGGCAGTAATATATCCGCATACTTTACTACTCCTTATGTACACGGCGGTAAGCCAGAAAGACAAAAACAATTTGATGTATTCACTCTGTTTGCTTACAACGTAGGCACTCAATACACAGTCACTCCTTATGCAATGCCCAGAGGAGACAACCAGACATTGACTGGCGTGCCTATGATATTGAACGACGCTGCTTACGGGGCAACGACAGCATACGGCGCCATGATATGGGGCGTGTCTTTATGGGGTGTAGCAGCTTGGGGCGGTGGTTATTCGACCATCTCGCAGCCTTACGAGACTACGCCAATGAGGTCGAGAATTACCTATCTCTCACCAGGTAGTAAATGGGTTCCTGCCGGTCAACCCTTTGCTTTAAGAAGCGGCGCTTGTCAATTTAAAATAGCTTGGAGCGCAGGCGCTTTTGATTTTCGTGTAGTAAGAGTAAACATAGGCTATAGTGAAAGGGCGACTACGTTTGTAGGAAATTTGCCATACGGCTCTCAAGGTAATTTTGTAAGTAATAGTCCTAATAAATTCACCAACATACCGAGTAATCCCTAATGTCATTTATATCTATCCCATTTACATTTACCAACAACACGATCGCCCAAGCGCCGCAAGTTAACAGCAACTTTACAGCTGTAACCAGTGTGGTTAACGGTGCGATAGACAACACTAATATTTCTTCTTCTGCAGCAATTGCTTTGAGCAAGCTAGGTTTAAATCCAGGCAGCGCGGCATTTAATAAAAGCACTACAGGGCAAATCACTTGGTCTAGCGGCTTAACGACAGACACACAAGCACAAGTCCAAATGACAACCGACAAAGGGCTACAGTTCGGTCCTGGCGGTAGCACCGCACCAGATATAGAGCTTAAACGGTCAGCGGCGACGACCTTGCAGATTTTAACTCCTGCTGGCGGAGCTGGTACTTTTGACGGCAATGCTGGCACGCTCCAGAACTTTAGCAACATCACTCTATCCTCAGGAGGTACGCTTAACTTAAACGGCGGCACTCTTTCTGGCTTTACTTCGGCGATGGTCAACGGCGGCAGGCTTTATTTAGTTTCAGGAACACCTTTTTCTGACAGCGGCTCGACAAGCACTTTATTTTTTGGTCCGGCTTACGGCAACCAAATCACACTTTATAACGGCTCTTCTGAAGTTACCCAAACTTTTGCTCAAGTATCTTTGTCATTAGTGAGCCTGACTGTTAACAGCGTTTACGATGTCTATGTAAAAAGCGCCTCTGGCACTACTGTGGCTTTAAGTACTGTTATTTGGACTAATACAACTACGCCTCCAACAAGAGGCACTCAAGACGGACGATTAACGAAGAGTGGAGACGCAACCAGTCTTTTGGCAGGCTCGATATTTATCAATGCCTCTAATCAAGCGATAGACAACACCTCTACTCGTGGCGTGAGCAATCTATACAACGCTGTTCCTAGGGCGATGATTTGTGCAGATACAACGCCGACTTGGACATACGGTTCTACTACGCCTAGAGCAGCCAATGCTAATACTACGGATGGTGTGGGCAAGGTTAGTTTCTTGCAAACAATAGCAAACGGCGCCTATATAGCTGATTGTTTTTGCGCTATTTCTGGCGGTAGCATAGGTAGCTATGTGGGCATCGGCGTTAACAGCAATACTGCATATTCCAGCTATACCAGCGCATATTCGGCTGGCGTAGCCGTTACAGCTGCTTGCAGTTACGCAGGTTCAGCGGGAGTTGGCATAACTTACCTACAAAGAATGGAGTCTACGTACGGTGCAACGATTACTTACGGCTTAAATACTTACGCTGCTATCGCTAACGGACTTAGCGCCGTAATCAACAACTGAGGTTAATGTGCCAATTAAACTTAGATTTACCGACGAACCAGGCATATTTCCCAAGCTGATAAAACTTTATTCTTGGAGCAATATCTCACACGTAGAGTTTGTTTTTAGCGACGGATATTTAGGCGCGTTTTTTCCAGACGGTGTAAAAGTAAAACCATTCAACTACTCTAAGCCTAAAAGGGCTTGGATAGGAACGGTAGATGTAAGCGATGCTTTAGCCAAAGAAATCGAAGCTTTTGCTCGCTCTCAAATCGGAAAGAAGTACTCGCTTTTGGGGATAATAGGATTTATTATCAAGCATGACTTCAACAAGAGAAACAGTTACTTTTGCAGTGAGTTGGTATTAGATGCATTCAAAGCCGCTAATTATCAGCTGCTAGATTTAGAAGAAGTAGACAGAGTTTACCCAGCAGAATTATTCGCAAGTCCACTAATAAAAATAGAAGAGGTTATATGAACGTAATTGCAGTTATACAAATAGTCGACGAAGTGCTTAGCGTTTTGCAAGAGATGCAAGCTGACGGCACTATGTCCGAATTAGAACAAGCCGTAGCAAGCGTAATATCGGTTTTCAAAAAGAATCCAAAAGGCGCAGCTCTAGTTGCAACAGCAAAAAAATATGCTGCAGCAGTTCCAGCAGTTGCACCGAAGCCACCAACAGCAGGGTAATTCATGTCTAACTCACTTTCAGGTACTGGGTACATAACAAATGGCACCACCACACAAACTGGTGGCAATAATGTCACAGCCGTTAGCAATGCTAATACTACCCAGAACTCTCAAGGCACAGGTCAATCGCAACAATCTAATACCTATTTGCCTTGGCAGCAACAACTGCAAGGGCAACTAGGTCAAGCCGAAGGCAACTTACTTTCGGGTAATGTTCCCTCTTCTTACACTAATCCGCAAGCAGCGACCTCTGCTTACATGAATAACTTCAATCAATATGTAGCACCGGAACTAGCTGCTCAATATGGTGCTGGCAGTCCTGCTATTGGTGCTAGTTTAAATTCAGGGCTGACAAATCTTGCTGCTCAAACTTATCAACAAGGATTTTCTAATTACGGCAATGCTGTCTCGGCAGCAGCAACGCCAGCCCTAACTGCTGTTGGAGCAACTGGCAATCAGTCTCAACAACAATCAGGAACGAGCGACACTACACAAACAGAAAACGTAACTGACCTAATCAACATGATTGAGTCTACGCACAGCGCTGGCATTAACATGCCTACTATATAGGAGGCTTAAATGTTATCAGGTGGCGTATCGACAGATGCTATAGCGGGTGGCGTAGGAGCAGGATTACTCGGACCACTAGGAGGCTTACTTGGTGGTTTTGCTAGCCTTTTCGGTGGCGGTGGTGGTTCTAGCTCGGGTGGCGGGGCAGCTAGTAGCAACGGGGCTTTTGCGCCTTCTCAAATGAGCTACGGACCTTTTGGTCTTCTAACAAAAACTCTTCCAGGTTCAGTCGGCGATGCTCCGGCTCCAACCTATGCAAACACTTTACAATTTGGTCCTATACCAGCAATGGCTAGTACTTCACCTACCCCATTAACCCCAATGGCAGGACTAACCCCTTTGCCAGGACCAGCCCCGAGCAGCGGTGCTGCTATGGGTATGGCTCCCTCTGAAAACTTTGGCGGTGGTCCTAATATCGGCATGGGCTCATCTCCAGGTGCTGCACCAAGCTCACCTACTCCAGCGAGTCCTCAATTAATGCCGCAACTGCCGCAACAACCAAGTATGCCTTACGCTACACCTTTTAATCCGGCTCAATCAACAAGTCCTGAGGCTCAGCCCTCTGGTGTTGGTGGCGGTGCTCCAGCGCAAGCTGCTCCTCCAATAACACCTTGGCAGCGTGCTGCCTTAGACCAAATGGCGCAAGCAGGTACTTTGTCTCCAGCCTCGATATCACAAGCAACCATGCCAACAGTCTTAAGCGGCACTGTCACTAACGGTCCTCCGACCCTAGTGCCTCCGCCGCCACCTTATCAATCTATGATGGCTCAGCCTATGGCGCCGTATACGCCAAATGTAAACGGCATGCCAATTACAGAAGATGCAGCTGGTCACGCTAATTTGTTATCAGCGGCTGCTGGCTACCCAGCTATGTTGGCTCAAAATCTAAATCAATCAAAAGAGAATGTCGCCGCCTTTAATCATGCGTTATTACAGGGTTCTGCAGAAATAGAGCAAGCAGCCCAAGTTGTAAAAGATGGCATTATGGCACCTGCCAAAAAAGAAATGGATGACTTGCAAGCTTCAGGCATGTTAGAGACCATGAAGGACTTAAATCACGCTATTCAGAAAGCTAATGCTAAAGCATTCGACTTATCTGAGGCAGCCGATAATGTTGGCTTAGACCAAGCTGACCACGAAAGAGCGCATAAGACAGGCGAGGCTTTTGCTGGTGGTGGCAAGCAACGCGCTAACTTTATCGACTTTATATCTGGCGGCGTAGAGACTCAAACTGCAACTGCTAAAGCCAATACTTTAAGACTACAAGCAGCCCAACAACAAGAACTAGTCAAAGGATATATGACGCAGATGGCAGCGTTGCGCGAGCAATTCAACAAAGCAAAAGACAGATATATGAAGTCCCAAGAGCTTGCTGAAACTGCGGCTAACGATATGCGCCAGAACTATTACAAAGCGGCTGACGCGATGCTTGGCGGCGTTAAAGGCATCAACGAATTACAAACTCAATCTATACGCGCTAGTATTGCCGACCAACAACATCAAGGCTTGGTTGAACAACAAGCAACCGCTAATCAATTGACCCGCGACAAGATGCAGGAAGCTGCTGACGCAAACAAAATGAAGATTAACGCGGACTTGGCTAAGGAAGAATCTAAGGGTTATCAGGAAGCCGAAAAGCGCAGAAATGAGCTTGTTGGCGAGGCTATGAAAAAACTGAGACCCGGAATGACACCAGAGCAAATATCTAAGGCGTTATCCCAGTTTATGAAACAAGTAGACGTCAAGCCAGCTAAAGAAGAGCCAGCTTTTGCCGATATTCCTGGTAATGATATTGTCGCAAGCTTAAAAGGTCATAAGTAAATGCCAGACAGCACTCAAGACTTTATCAATGCAATGGAAGCGGCAAGCGCTCCTGCTGCTCCGGCAGCTAGCGCAGCGCCAACATTACCTGCTGCTGCACAGGCTCAGTCCCTGCAAGGCACAGCCCAAGCCGCGCCCGGACCCGCTCCGACAGCGCCAATGCAAACTTTGCCTGCTGCGCCTATGTCAGCTCCAGTTGCTCCACTGAGAGGAACACACCCTTTTATTAGCTCCTTTGAACAAGCGCATGGTGCTAGTTTTGGACACGATACTTCTGTGCCGCCAATACAAAAATACGATGTTTCGGTTGCCGAGCCAACAGCTCCACCTCCACCGCAGCCTAATTTATGGGACAAGATGATTGCTCCTGTCGGTAAATTCGCTCAAGGGTTAGGCGGTGGCGCATTAGGTACCGCAGATACTGCAGTTGCTGGTATGCAAACCCCTTTTAGATTGGCAGCTCAAAAATACGGCATTCCTCAAGAGGCTGCCCCAGATATGCAACAAGCGTACGAGCAAGGCGTAGACAAAGAAACGAAAGACGACCCGGCTTACCAAGCAGGTAAAGCAGTAGGCGAATTAGGCGGCAATGTAGCAGAAGGTTTATTACTCCCTGGCGGAGCTGGTGCCAAACTTGGTGGCATGTTTGCACAAGGCGCATATTTTGGCGGCTCTGAAAACGCAAAAGAGCAATTACAAAAAACTGGACATTTAGACCCGGCTCAACTTGCTCAATCTGCCGCTATGGGCGGTGCTACTAGTGCAGCACTGGGCGCAGTTGGTGCTGGTATTGGCAAAGTCTTAAAAGGCGCAAAAGATAAAAGCCAGACTTTACAAAAGCTTGGTAAAATTGGCAGCGCCGCTTCAGAGTCAGCCGGTGAGCCAATAGAAGCATACAGAGCAAAAATGAAAGAGAAGCTTGCTAAAGAGACTCAACGTTTTGAGCACGACCAATTAAATAGACTTTGGAATCACCTAAAAGACCAAGAGCCTAAGAGTTCTTTGCAGACGGCTCAACGCGCTGCTTTAGATAAAGTAAAAGGTCATCAAGCCGAAATCAAACAAGACATGGCTGCATTGCAAGGCAAAGGTTTGACTACAGCCGAAACAGAAGCTTCCGGTCCTTATAGATTAGCCAAGCGTGACAAGGGTTACGAAGCAATTGAGTATGCTAAGCCTTTACATGAATTGCAGCACGAATTAAGCCCCAAAACATTCGGCGAATTAAAAGAAGGCGTAGAAGCAATCAGCGAAGCCTTAGCCTTTAAAAAACACTTCGAGAACGAAACCGAAGTCTATGCTAAGCATGCAATGTCGCTTGCGAAAACCGCCGCACAAAAAGCTAAAGTCGAAGCCGAAGAAAAAGTAAGGCTTACTTCTGGGGCTGCAGACAAACTTGCAAAAGCAAAGTCGGAGCTATATTTAAAGCAACAGCAATCAGTTAAAGCCAAAACTAAAGAATTAAGAGACGAATTAGTTGCTCAATTAAACGCCAATCCTAAGAAAGCTCATGCCGAATTACGTCAACAAATAACAGCATTAGACGAGGCTCTGCAAAGACTAAACACGCCTGAAGAATTGTTCAATATTCCTAATACAAAGCACCTGTATGGTATCGCCAATAGAGCGCATATTGCAGAAGAACCAAAAGACTTAGCTCCTACTTTCGGTAAAGCATACAAGCAGTTTGTTGAATCAGCCAATAACTTAAAAGCAGCGAGTAAGCAGTACACAGCGTTAACCAAGCACTTCTTACCAGCATTCGAGAATGCAGAGAAAGAGCTACAGGAAAAAGGAGATAAGTTAGCACGTGTTTGGGTTAAGTACTCGATAAGTCATCCGTATACACGAAAAGGTACCACAGAGTTTGCAGTCGGCACTCAACACAAGAGCCACATAACTTATTTGCATGGCGTCTTTGCACAAGAGCTAGACCAAATAGACAAAGCAATTCGGGCGAACGAAGAGAATCTTGTAAAAGAGTTAGCTTATAAAGTCGGTGGTGTAGAAAAATTAACACAGCAGTCAGGCAAAGAAGCACTCGCTACTTTAAAAAGAATCGGAGCATTGCACCCAGCAGTCGAGAAGATTGGCTTGGCAGCTGTACTGGGCTTGCCTTCGTTAGATAATCCTGCCAAGGCAGCAGACGACGAAGACCCACAAGAAAGACATCGTTTCTTCGGCAATGCGAGTATGGCTTTATTGGGCACAATTTTGCTTGCTAAATACGGGCATGTTGCCGCACAAAGACTGACCAAAAGCCCCGGATTTTTCTATATGCGTGCGTGGGCAAACACTAGAGACCTGGCACATTTTGCAGACAAGATAATGGGTATCAATCCTTTTACTCATCCAGACGCTTGCTTAGGTGGTCAATTAAAACAACTTCAGGGCAAAATAGTGGAAGCTTTATTTCTAGCACCTGACGACCACGAGTATTTAGTGCGGGCAGCTTTTAAAGAAATAGACGGCAAATTACTTTCACCGCAGGGTCAAAAATATGCCAAAGAAATACACGATATGGGCAAGACTTTCAAAGGCTTTGTTGCGAATTACTCTAAGGAGTTTAACAAGGTATACGAGGGCAAAACGCCAGCCGACCAAGCCTACTTAAAGCCTGTCAAAGATGCTGTTGACTTCATACATAACGCAGTCTCTCCCGGTAAATCAAACAGCCTGGCAGATACTCATTTGGCAAAACTCTTTGCCAATGCTTCTAAAGCCTGGTTCTCTTTAAACCCTCAACAATTTATTGCCAACTTCTTCGATGTGGCGATATCTGGTCCTTTAAAAATCGGTCCGGTTGCGACTGCGCAAGGATATAAAGCCTACGGGACAAATCCAGTATTGCGAGGATTGGTAGACAAGCTAGTCATATCTGGTCCTCGCTCCGAAGCTTTGCAAGAGGCTTCTACAAAAATGAAACCGTTATCGATAGAGAATTTGCAAGCTCGCATTCTGTCTTTAGGTAGCATGAAACATTACTTCGACACACATCCAAGAGAAATGCGTGCACAGAACTTACGCAAATGGGAAGACTTTGCACAAAAGCTTATGGCTGGACAACTCAAGCAAGACACCACAGCAAATGCATTTATTCAATTATCAGTCGACCTAGTCGACACTCTAGGGCATGACCCTTTAAGTATTACCAAAGGACCGATGTCACGCTCGCCTATGGGGTACGTGGTTAAGTTTGTCAGCCAGCCTGAAAGATATGCCCGACTATTGGTAAATAATGTCACTCAAGGCAATTTGAAATGGATAGCCGCAAGCTTGGCGGTGCTATGGCAATTTGGCGGACACGCTGCCGAGCCAAAGATACTGCAAATAATGGGCTGGTTATTTCAGCCAGAAGACCAAGCCAAGATGCAGGCTTTAATGGATCAGACCAGCATGGGGCAACAGCTTTTGGGCGACATGTCTCGCAAGGTAGATTGGGACCCATTCCTATTTCCATTTATGGGCGCAGAAGCTCCTGGCTTAGACAACATATTAGAAATTATGGGTGACCTACCTAAAGTAAGAAGCCAATTAGCCAGCGTCGCCGAAAATGCATATGAGAACCCGCATATATTTCTGGAAGACAAATATGACCCCGAGGCTCTTAAGGCGCAGAAAGCCTTGCGAGCAATTATCAATGATATATCTATGCTGTATCCGATGCTAGGACCAATTCCTTTGCAATCGTTGTCAGCAGCAGCTTATTACTTGCCTGATGTAATGAGCGGCAGCACCGAGGTTGGCATCCCGAGCCCTTATGGACTGGGTAACGCCAAACCTTTGAAATCCCCCGAGCTAAAAACATTTGACGGTGCTCAAGGTGCCGCACTTAGAGGGATGCTAAGGCTAGGTGCCCCGCCTGACGTTTCTCTTTACAGGACAGCTGAAACCGGGTTAAAGTTAGGAAAAGACGATGAAGGCTTAGAGACTCTTAAGTCTCGCTCAGGAATTTATTAGGAGAAAGAAATGTCGAAACACGAATCTAAGCATGAAGAGAAAAAAGAAGAACATCGCAAGATGGAAAAGAAAGAACATCATGCACGTCTAGAAAAGAAAGAACATGAACGTAAAATGGAAGGCCGTAAAGAGCACGCGAGGAAATAATAATGAGCAAAGGTGTAGGTAATGTAATGAGCATCGAAGCCCCTAAAGCTTCTAAGACTTCTTACGGCAGTCAGACTAGCGAGGGCGGCAAAGTTCAAGGTCGCAAAATGACAGATGCTAAGCCCATAGATCCGAAACGTTATGAAAGAGCTGCTGTTAGAGCAGATAAAAGGAAATAAGGAGCAAACATGAGAGACCAAATCGGAGAAATCAACTCAGTCGGCGAAACCATGTATCAACCATCTACCGAAGGTGGTGGACGTACTGGCACTGGACCTATCGACAATCGTTATCCAACTAGCTATATGGCTGAAGGTAATGAAGTAAAAGCCCGCGACGTATTTAACCGTGGTGTCCGCAAGGGTACTTCGGTAGAAAAGAATGAATCCCAAGCCCGTGGTGCATCAAACCGTAGGTAATTATGTCCGATAAAAATTCTAGTTACGTAGAGCGTTATGACGGTCCTGGAAGCAATTGGTCTCAAAGCTCAGATGCTTGCAGGGCTGTTTGTTCTGAGTATGGTGGAAACGCCCCTAAAGGCGGCGTCCGCCAGGTATACCCTACAGGTAATACAACTACTGACCCAGATATTAGAGCCCTTAGAGAAGGCGCCCGCATTAGACGCGGCATGTCTGTAGAGGGAAATGAGGAAAGGGCTAGAGGAATGCAGAACAGACGGTGATGATGCTTGAATGGATGACAAACCCCGCATTTATGACTTTAGCGACGATGAACTTGCTCGCCTTTGCGATTCTTATCGAGATACAGCCGTTCGCAAAATAATGGCGATTGCTTATGCAATTGCTTTAGTAATTCTTGCTCTGGGTTTTGTAATATTATCAGTCATTGTCGGATATCTCGCTTTCCAGTATCCTGAAAAAGCGGGAAGCTTCGTCACCCTATTTGTAACTCCACTTCTAGCCTTATTAGCAGCTTATGCAATTAAAGCCAAAAATGGAGTCAACAAATACAATGGAGAAGGAGAAGAAGAGGGGAACTTCCCGCCTCTTAAACCGAGACTTTAGCGTTAGTCTGAGAAAACTTAGCCATGCCGCGAGCATAGATGTTGTCTGGAGTATCGCCCGCCTTCTTTTGGTCTTCTATCCATTGTTTTATATAACCTGATGGCCATCTGTTCTCTTTGCCAACAGTTGTTAGGTCTGACCAGTCCGGTTGAGCAATTTCCGTCTCGAGCAACACTCCCCCGCCAATATTTACCATTTCTGTCTTAGGTTCTTCTTTTACTTCCCCAAGCCAAGTCGTCAATTCTTGATAGAGAAGCTCGTACGCATTCTCGGCTGGCAATACTTTGTCGTCCAAAGCAGGACATCGAGATTTAACAACAGTAATGTCATGATTAGACTCTAGGCGGCAAACGATATCAAACTCGTATTCGACACCCTCTCTTTGAATAGGCGCCAAACCTATTTTTACAGGCTTAGATTTAGTATTGCCATGCTTGTCTTGATAAGACTCAAGCACATAATCGCTTTTGCTTCTAAGCGTGACTATCACATGCCCCGCAAAGCCCAAGATAGTCTCTATCATCGTTGACTGCATAGGTGTCACGTCTTTCCAGCCTGTGAACTTATTACCCGAGGAGGACGCGAACCTATCTACTAGCTCCAGTGCGCCGCCTTTGCCATTCCAGCCATGGGACAAACTATCTATAATAAGGGTCTTGTAGCCCTGAGCTTCTTTAATAGCCTTTGTGTAGTCTTCAGGGCTAAAATTGTGCAGCTCGCAAGTATCAAACTCAAACTCATCGCTATATTTACTAGCGCTACCGTGTTCAGTATCTATTAGGGCAGGATTGCCAAAGAGCTTTCCTAGCCTCAAAGCAGTTTTGGTTTTGCCGGTACCTGCTGCCCCAAATAATGCCATTCTTAAATGAGCACCTTCTTTAGTCGCTTTCTTAAACATTTACAACACCCCTCTTATTAATCCTATAATAACATGGTATTATACTATATAAGACTATGAATAAACTACGAGGATTTATTATATGCCGCGAACAGCAAGAACAGAAAAAGAAAATACTCACACTATGATGATAGTCTTTCCTGGCAAATTCTGGGATGAGCTAATGGGGTTTTACGAGAATCAAACCGTATTTGCTACTTATACAGAAATGGGCAGACATTTAATGAAGGTCGGTCTAGAGACCTTAAAGAAAGAGGTTAAAAATGGAAGAAAGAGTGATAGCCAATTCAACCGATGACTTGCTTAAAGCCGTCCAATCGGTAGAGTTTGTCATATGGCAACGCATGCAGACCATGTCCGCAGCTTATTCAAGACTGCTTAATGTCCAAACGAGCCGAGAGGCTTTAGAAGCGCTAGCAGAAGTAATGTTATTAGCAAGGGACTTAGAAAAACAAATACGCCAGATACTAGATACATGGGGATGTCCACCTGAGCTAGTTAAAGATATTAGGCAATTCACGGACAATAATCTGGACAACATTTTCAACAATGCCATGCATTTCTACAATAGGTTTTTGCATGCTGCGACTCAAGAACATAAGACTAAAGAATTGACCAGGCTTTATTACTTACTAAAGCATGTGGCGGAGGTGGCAGAGGCTACACCAGTAGATAGGTACACAGACAAGGTAAAAAGAATCAAGTCTGACATTACAGACTTTTAACGAGAGGTTTTTATATGAAGAATGCTATGTATGTAATAGGGTTCTGCTTGACGTGCGTAACGCCAGCCAGCGCTCAAAATCAATACTACTTACCTTTGAGTAACGGGGGATTTTATCAAATGGGCTCAGCACAGGCGCCAGCACCTTTGCCAATGCAGCCTTTGGCATATCCTACTGTTGCACGAGGACCAATCCGTACATCTAACCCTTTTACCCCTATCCAGCCGATACACGGCTTTGCTAGCGGCAGATATAACATGGGGTGGAATGGCAGTCGTTAAACAAGCTCTTACTCCGATTGCCCTGAGTGAAAAGGGCGCAGAATTTATCGGACATTTTGAAGGCTTGCGCCTTTTCCCTTATCAGGATGGCGGCGGTTTATGGACTTTGGGCTTTGGGCATAGAATTGTCGGACCAACTCCATATAAAAACGGCATAACCAAAGAGCAGGCGGCTGAATGGTTGATTGAGGATGCCAAGTCGACAGCTAACGGGCTAATGTACCTAAAGCTAGATTTGCCTCTCCAGCACCACCAAGACGCTGTCATTTCCCTTGTCTATAATATAGGCTTAGGGGCATTCCGTAAGTCTATTATATATGCCACACTAGAAGCTAAGTCCACGGATTTATATGCGTGGGATGCTTGGGTTAGGGATGCCAAAGGGGTTACAGAAACCGGGTTAGTTAAGCGCAGAAATGCAGAACAACGCTTATTTGTCTGGGCTGATTACGATGTGCAGGCATAGCATGGGATACAAATCAACTAAAGGGCAGTGTTATTTCTGCAAAGAAAGAGTCGTCGATGTTTATCCAATTTCGTTTCCGGATAGCAGTCCCATTTACAAATGTCGGCTGGTACGTAGTTGCAGTAATTGTTGCTCCAAAATCCTGACTATTGCCTATACCTTCCAGAAGATGTTTGATGCCAAACCGAACACATGATAGTGTAGATTAAATCCCAAGAGGTTTATCTATGCCTAATGCGCTCCAAGTAACACAATGCGGTAATGGTCCTGCCGGACAATACAGTGTTAATGCTGCTATTCCTGCCAGCTCGACGACAATAACTTTTGCTCAAGCCAGCTCTAGTGTTATTTTAAATAATCTTTCTAGTACAACCACAATATATATGATTCTTGGTAGCGGCACGGCGACGACTGGCAACTTTGCGATAAGCCCTTTGCAGTCGTTAAATTATTCAGGACCGCCTATTACACAAATCACAATTATAGGCTCTGCGGCGTCTGGCAACTACGCGATTTTAGCGTATTAAGCGATGACGTGGGCGCGGGTACAAGGAACTTCTAGTCCTAGTGCATCAGCCACTTTTGGCGGTGCTGTAGCCATAGGCCATCTAGTAATTGTTTGCGTAGCGTCAGGTACTACTATTACAGCTGTTTCAGACACGGTTAATACTTATACGCTAGCCAAACAAACAAGCGGTGTCACATTTAGTTCTATTTGGTATACCGTCAACACTTCTAACACGGCTTTGGTAGTCACTGCCTCTGGTGGCACATTTCCAGCTATTAGCATAGACGAATATTCATTTACAGCTGGTACTATTTCAACACCTTCTACCAATGGCGGTACAGGAGTAAGTAATTCGCCGAGCTGCGGCAATGTGGCATTCACTCACCCAGCGCTAGTAACAGGCTGCATAGCCGAGGGTGTTATAGAAACATTGACGCCCGCTACAAATTTTGTCTTACAAGAATCTGTTACTTACGGAGCAGGTACAAATTACGGCTTACAGTTTCTGACTTACGCAAATGCAGCCTCAAGCCCACAAGACCCAAGAGGGACTTGGGCGACTAGCACAGCATGGACAGGTAGCGCAGTGGCTTTTCTTTCTAGCGGAGACAGCGGCGGCGTAGGCGCTGGAGTTGGAGTAAGTCAAATGTACACAGGACTTCAGCGTATGATACAGAAAGTGCATTACTAACTCGCAGTAGTTGAGCGCATTGTGTCGATCGTCTCTTTGACTTTCCATCCGACAGTCATCTTCTTAGGCGTGTATTTATCGTAGAGAACATCAAAGCCTTTCTCGGCAAGCAAGGCGCCAATACGTTGGAAATTAGTAAACGTCAACCCGGATAGTTCAATTGAAAAAAAGTCGCCAGGCTCTCGAACAAATTTATTAATGCGGGAAGCCATTTCACAAATATGTTGCACATATAAGTACTCGGTAGTTTCGTCTTGCCAATTAGCAATAGAAGGAAAATTTTGCTCTGCTTCGGGAGTTTTTATAAAATCCTCCACTGCTTTGTATTTGGTTCTGTCGAATGTCATCGTTTACCTTATATCTCCCCTTGCCAAAATTCATCTTCACTCTTTGTGCCGTTGTACACATCGCCAATTTCCTTCCAGCGGCATCCATTAACTCTTGCTGGTAAGGTGTGAGTTTGCTAGTCAATTTCTACTCCTTTGGCTTTCAGTGCGGCTAGACATATCGCTAGTTGGGCCGTAGCTCTTTCGTAAACGGAACCGCTTGGAGCCATGCATCCTACTTTTGCAATCCAAAACCAATGCGTTTTATTCTGTGTCATTCCTCCACTGAACCAATACCCAAGCTCACTCATCTTCTTCAACACTTCCCATGCTCTGGATATATCTTCGCTGTAGCACTTTGGAGAATCCCACCAATCGGTTTCTTGATTCAATATCTGCCCATGTTGGACTGTGGCGCCGAATATTTTCTCAGCCACAAGCAAATCTAATTCGCGTCCTGGTTTTAATTTGCTAGTCATTGCTTACCTCTGTGTTGCCAGGACATTGCGGGTATTCAATACATTCGTCATGACAAGTATGATAATTTGGGTCTTTATCCAAGGCTGTGCTAGCTTGAGCTTCGCGTATTAATCCGTGGCGTAAGGCTAGAGTTATTGCTGTTTTTAGATCGTCTATTTCGTCAGTCATTGCTTGCCTCTTTGTCTTCTGTACTTACGGGCGTGCCTTTGTCGGCGTGGTCTTGGTAAATGTATTTGCTTGCCAACTCCAGCGCCTTCACATCAACCGCGCGTGATATTAGGGACCCTAGCTTTTGTGTAGCTTTGTATTCGACTTCAGAAGCAATATATCCTTTTGTCATGACTTCCTTGCAAACCCTACAATAATCCGCTAATGCGAGGAATAATTCATCCTGAAATTTACTCATTGAGCTCATCCTCGGTGTAATGCGACAAACAAAATTCTTCTAGCGCTAGTACAGCCTCTACCGCAATGTTTGTCACGACAGATTCAAGAGAAGCCGCCTCTACCACCTTAGGCAAACCAAGCAATTTCGCAGCCAGGACTCGCAGTCTTTCGTAGTGCCTATAAGTAATTTGCGCATCACTCATCGAACTTCACCCGATTCTCTTCGGTTAATTCATAGATTTCATAAGGGACTTATATACTTCATTCCCTTTAGTGTTCATTTCTTATTTTTCCTCTTTATTTTGCGTTTTCTTGGCTTCTTACGTTTAGATTTCGGTCTATAGTTCAGCACAATGTCAGTAATGCTATTCAATATTTCAGGCACATCTTTCATGCGATTAGCTCCTGGTAAGTTATACGCTTACCGGCTACAGCATCCATAAAGCTATCTAGCCGTTCTATTGTTGTCCGTTTGACATTACCGAAGTTAAGCCGAAAAGCAAATTCATCAACATATCGGTTTAAGTGCTTCGGGCTGGTGTGATGATATACACCAACAATTCCCCGCTTTAATAATGCCCAGAAGCTCTCAATGCTATTGGTGTGAACATTACCAAGAACATACTGGCCAGCACTATGATTAACAGTGCTGTGATTGAAGAATAAACCACCAGTACGCCCATAAGACGGATGTTCGTCAGTAAATACTGTTGAACCAATCTTGATGTTATTGAATATTGTGTTTTGAACAGTGCCTAGATTAGTCGTATCAACCACAAAGCCCTTGGTATTGCCGCCTCTTTGTCTCAAGCCTATTACTGATTGCTTGCCTACTGCGCCTCTACCAGCTTTTAGCTTCTTATGAGCATGTTTATTGATTTCTTTGCCGCCAACAAATGTCTCATCAATCTCAATAGTGCCGCTTAATTTGCCGATATCTGAACCACATGCTTCTCTAAGTCTATAAAGCATGAACCAGGCAGACTTTTGAGTAACGCCAATCTCTTTAGCTAATTGCAATGAGCTTATGCCTTTTCGGGCAGTCACTAAGATATACATGGTGTAAACCCATTTATGTAATGGGATATGTGAGCGTTCAAATATCGTACCTGTTCTGACTGTAAAATCAAGCTGACAGGCATTACATCGGTAAAAGCCGCCTTTCCTAACGGTTATACGTTCACCGCTTTTACAAGTAGGGCATTTACAGCCGTCTTTCCATAATCTGCCTTCAAGATAAATCCTAGCTGCTTCCGCATTAGGAAATAGCTCCAATAGTTGGAATGTACTAATAGTTTCAGTCATATCTCACTCCTTTTTGAGCCATATTGAAGTAAATCTTATTACCTAATACTTCTAAGGCGCATAGTTTTGAACAGAAATAACGCCCAATCATTTCAGGCAAAGCATAGCCAATATCTTTGTCCAAAGTATCTCTGTAAATAAACTCTTGACACCTTGGATGAGCACATTTAGTTGTTGATAATGGTGGTTTTTCAATAACTTGGTTATTCATGCTGCCTCATCTTCTAAAATATATTCAGTTGTTGGCAATGTGTCATAAGAAGCGATTAACTGACCATTGCGGCGAAAAATACAATAGCTGCCCCCATAGTTGCTTGCACGATGGGTATATGTAATAGTTTCAGATAGTGATTTAATAGCGTCTTTGATAGCTGGTAAATCACTAGAAGGTATTGAGGACATTGGATTATTGTTGGTTCTTAGCATGTTCAAAACTCCTTATATTTAACTCCCACATCACTAGTATTACACAAATTAGTGCGGGAGTCAAGTATATAATTCCCTTTCATAATCTTCTTTATTTCTCCAAACGCTTGGGTCTTCTACAATTGAGAATGCCCAGCTTTTATCTTTTGGAACACAGCAATATTTCTTCTTCGGCTTAATCCACTCACCGGTATCGATCCATGATTGAAGTTGCGCAATTACGTCTTTGACTTGGTCTTTAGACAGGTAGGCGGTATCTGTGGGCATCTCAAACACCACCAGAGGTTTTCCATTAACGGAATAATCGGGTATAAGATCGAGGTAGTCTTTAGCTACCACAGTGCAGCCGTAGTGCGGGTTTTTCATATCTCTCTAATATCTCCACTTGGTAGTTCTATTTTGCATTGATTGAATGCAACTTCTTTCATGCGCTGATAAGCAACATCATCAGCCGCCCTAAGCGCTTTCAAGGTGGCTATCTCTTGCCTTAAAGCTATATTTTCATTCTTTAAAATATTGAGGTATGTATATATGTCTTTCTTTTCCTCAACAATCTTCAAGTGTTCATCAAAACAATCCATGCTCATTTCAACTCTTCCTCTAATATTTTTACTAGGTCCAAATAATATTCTGGGTCTGTCGGTCCACAATCGCGCCCCTTGGACATTTCAATACAAGCGAGGCTCAAAGCTTTTTTGTACAAATCTCGCTCTTTTGCGATTTCTATTCCTTCGTCAACTTCCAAGATTTCTATAGCAGTGATGAAAGGGTATAAATCTCTGACGTCTACAAACTTTTGATGGCGCGTCAGGTAGGCTAATCGTTCTGATATTTTCATACTTCTAATTTCTCTAATATATGGAAGTAGACAGCACCCATAAATATGGGGGCGAACAATATAAATAGAATCATCAAGCAATTAAACATTGCGCTTTCTCCTTAATCCACAATCTACTTTATACCATATAGATTATTCAGATGTCTACTATTGACACTAAATAATTATAGTATAAACTAGAAGTATAAGGAGACAAAGAAATGCAAGATTGTACGATAACAATAAAATTACAGAGCAGTCAGCCAAACACTTACGGATTAGAGATAAAGACTGATAACTGCTATTGGTTTAAGGCTGTTAGGCAAGACTATATTCCTGGCAGTGTGGCAGCAGCATTAGTATTAATGGAGACGTTTGCGGATAAAGAGTTAGATGCAGCAATGAGGATTGATGAATATGTGCCTTTCTAGATGTTTAGATGAGTTTGTAACTGGAGCGGTGTTTATCGGTGGATTGATTTGGCTATTCAGCTTAGGAGGTTAATATGCAGACATTAGACGAGACAGAAACAGTAAATTTCAAACAACAATTAAAATTAGTGCGAGAAGCTTTATTGGACGCATACGATAAATCTATGCGCGAGAACAATGTATTAGAGGCGAAAGGATATTTAGACGATGCTGGAGCAATTGCGCGTCTGATAAAAACTATGAGGTCGGTATAGATGGAAACAGTTGGAGTATTACTAATAGTTTATTCAATCTGCCACATGCTAGATTCGCTTGGAGTAGATTAGTTGAGTACAATAGAGCGATGTGGCAAGAACTATCATCACTCCCATGTACATTACAACTCATTTTAAAGAGGCTAGAACAAATGGCGGTTAATCAAACTCAATTCGATACAGCATTAGCGACTCTAGTGTCTGATGATGCAGCACGCGAAGCAGTACTTCAATCACTCGTAACTAATGTAGGCAGTGTCGCAACTGATGTAGCCGCGATTGATTCAGCTCTTACTAAATTCATTGCTGACTATAATACCAAGAACGGTGTTGATTTAACTAATGAACTAGCTAGCGTTACTCAACTGAGCAGTGTAGCTGTAGCCGATACGGCAGCATTAAACACAGCAGTAGGACAAGCAACCGCCTCTGGTGGCACATTAACAACTGATTCAGCAAACGTGGTCGCAGCTGACCCTAACGCATAATGGTATTGGTAGTCATTTACTGGCTGCTAATAATACTTGCACTATGCAGCCGCTTTGCTCCAGACCCATTAGCCAGATACTTAGGTGTATTTGACTTAGTGTTGTTTATTATTCTAGGGATTAAAGTGTTTGGTCTTCCAACTTAATCCGAAGTCGAGTAGTGCGCATAAAGCTGCTCCAGCGAGCAGGGTAAATAAAGCTAATGTTGATATCATTTGTAGAGTCTCCTCTATCAGTTAATGCAGCATAGTCCTATTTAATGCTAAATACTCTCCCCCAATCGAGTAGTATTAAAGGCAACACAAGGAGAATCCAACTATGTCAAACAAACCAGCCAGTACAGGTGAAGTCGGCAAGCTACACACAGCTTTGCACAACTTCTTAAGTGCAGTACAAAGCAAGAGCGAACAAGCAATGACAGCAGCCAAGCAAGACCTAATTAATGCTGTACATGCAGTACACCCAGACAAACCAGCCCAACCCCCAGCAACACCGCCTATTGCCAAATAAGTATACACGTGACAATGCACAGCCTTAATTACTCCATGTACCCGCATAGCTAATTAAACTGCACACTGTTCAGCCTATATACTACTAGTCTAAGTAGATATGTACATCACTCTATTGGGTATTATTACAAGTGTGTCTCTGTTTCTTGTCTTTTGATAACAGAGCCTTGAGGAGTAATGTTATTAGGATAAACCTCGCTAGCATTCAATGCTCGTTCTGTTAGCGTAGCAACTTGAGCTACATCCTGCCTCATCTGCTCCTGATGCCCGTCTATCTGCCCCAACACCTAATGCTGTTAACAACACTACCGCTAGAACTAATATTACTAAATCACTACTCTTCATTCCCTAACTACACACTAATACCCAATACAAAGCAACAGATATCCAGCCTAACCCTCTTGATATATGTGCTATACTAAACACATAGAAGAATCAGCGAAGCATTGGCGAAGCTGATACCAGCACTAGCTGCTCGTTAGAGCACTCAAGCGGATATCTAAACACATAGAAGCATTAACGAATGCATGTACTACAAGTAATGCAAGATATCGTTTAAACACAACGTGCTAGCTAGTAAGAGAGCTTATTAACTGCAGCAACAGCTTGATTACTCTAGCTAGTGCGTACCAATTAAGCAATACGATATCAACATCAACTAGAAAGAGTAAGCTAGTAAGAGATGCATAGATATCAAGTAGCAGGATGACTCATTCGACTGTAAGTAAGACTGAGGCTCTCGGATGGTCACTCAGTAGGAACTCCCCTGGACTCAATTATTTATCTAGCCTTAGATTACTATAGCTAGTCTAATCTAAGTAGCTTGCTTGGTCTTACACTGTTGTTATAGATGCTTATATAG